TTTTGTGACTCTACTAAATCTCTTTTCTTTGTTGTTGCATTTGGTCTTACCATAAATACAACTTTTGACATTGCTGCTGATGCTTGCAATAAAGCTTTTGATAAACCTTCTAATGATTTTAAGTCTCCTAAAAATTCTTCTACATAAGATCTGCCATAATCTTCGTTTTCAATTCTAATCATTCTTAATGGCATAAATGGTAAGTCTTCTGATTTAAAAGAACCAATACTTTTTGGTATTGTTACCATATTGCATTGTTGTTCTGTATGATATTTGCCATCTTTTTGTAGTTGTATATTTGTATATAAATCTACATCTTCACTATTATCTGTAATTTGACAAAGCATTCTTGTTTCTTCATCAAACGTCAATGGCGACACTGACTCTTTAATAACTATTTGTAATAAATTTCCATATGCATCTCTATTAACTACATATTGTTCTATATTATACAATTTCATTTTAGAGTCTTTTGACATATGCAACAAAACATTACCTGTAATAAGAAGATGTTTTAATGCTTCGAATACTGGTACTCGTATTGCATTTTCTTCTATAAATTTCATCACTCGTCTTTCAAGTTTTGCTAAAGACTTTTCGATATCTGTTTTTAATTCAGGTTGTGTTTCTAATTCTTGTTGTGTTTTGCCAGATACACTTAATCTAAAAAATGGTTGATTAGGTGGAAGTAACAATAATAATAATTTGCTTGCTAAGTTATTAACGCCGCGTGCACCTACACTTTGAAATGGTGTATATAATTGCGATGATGAGCTAAAGCCATCATAAGGCAATACTGCAGGCAAAGTTAACTCTGCACATTCCTCAGCTCTGTCACAAAAGTTATCTCTTTTGACAGCGAGTTTATCGTACATTTTGCGTATACTTTGTTCAGTCATGATTAATTATTATTTTGGAACGTTTAATGATGAAGTACCAGGTAGAGTAACGTCTGTTCTTAAAGACTTTTTACCTACTCTTTTCTTCTTCTTTTTTAGTTGCTCTTCTTGACCTTCCGTCTCAATTGCCAAATCTAATTCTGGCACAGCTGAGTCAGTCACCGGAGTTGTAGTAACAACCGGAGCTGGAGGTGGAGGTGGCGGAGGAGCACTCCTTCTGGGTGCGCACATATTATTTCACTTCCTTAAGTTTAGTTTTTAAAAATTCGACAACATCTCGCTGACCTGCTTTAAAAAATATTTCCCTTTCAGAGTCGTTAATATTAGGACTTTTTAAAGGGTATATTTTTTTGTCTAAATCTTCGATTAATTCTTCGATTTTAACTGGTAAAACATAATCATTTGTTGCCATATCTTATCTAAACATGTCACTGTTTGTGATCTTTTTGTTTATCCTCTGCGTCTTTTATTAAATAATCTATATAATTCTTTGCTTTTTTAAGATCTTCTATACCATTTTTTAGTTTCCAGCGAGTCACATACTTAATGATATTGCCTTCATTATATCCTAAATTATTAGATGTGATATAATCTCGCGGCTGTATTTTAAAAACATTATAGTGTTTTGGATCTATTTTATCGGCCATTTGGTCTCCATAATTTTACTTTTTTAGATTTAAAATCATAGTCTTTATGTTGTAAAATATAACTAAGTCTAGCTTGCAATAAAGCATCATCTTCAGTCAATTTAGCTTTTATAAAAGTTTCTGTAATAGCTTTCCAATAGTCTTTTGGTTTATGACCTTGCAATATTCTATTTGCACTTACAGGCCCAATACCTGGACAACCAGGAAAATTATCTGTACTATCGCCAACAAGTGTTTGCATTGCATGATTATATTGTGCTTTAGCTTTTGTTATTTTTAATAAAGACGAACCATCTTCACATATATTTGTAGGTATAGTTTTTAGATCTTTATCAATAGACACAACAATTTTTGTACCTTTTATTTTTGGATCTGTTGCATATATACCCATTAGATCATCTGCTTCTAATCTAGGTTCACTCATTGCTTCATGTTCTTCAAATAACCATTTACGCATCTGTCCTAAACATACAGGTTTACGTTTATTTATTCTATTTAATTTATAATCAGGATATATTTGTTTCCTAAAATTATTACTATCTGATAAAAATATTAATACTTTTTTTGCATTAAAATTTTCTGTAAGTGTTTTAATATAACTTTTATATTTATCTTTTGCTGTATTAAAATCACTGTGCAATGTCCACATATCATCACCCCAATTTATTGCTTCTTCTATACCTGATGAGATTTGATAACATAGAATATCGCCATCTATTAACAATGTATTTGACATTATTTGTTCTCCATTTGTTTTACTAAAAATCTTGCTAACCGCATTAGCTCGTATGGGTGTGCATTATTTTTTAGTGTGTTTGCTTTCATACTTATCCATTGCACATTGCCAGGCACATATCCTATATTTGGATCTATTCTGTCAATTGATGCAGATCTATTCCTATCACCTAAAGCAAAACCCATTTGTGTATTAAACACAGGGCATATGCTATCTGTAGGATAAATTTTTTCTAAATACTCTTTTGTAATCGTACACTCTACATTTCTTCGTCGTGCTCTTTTTCGACATGCACGTAATACTTCTCTGATATTAAGATAAAACCAAGCTTGTTTAGTACACCATTTTTCTCGTATACCACTTTTGCGATGCACATAACCTATAAATATAAGATCATTTATACAATCACCTTTTTTATATGTTTTATTTGTTTTTAAAACACTAATGTATTTCTGCCCAGTTTCTACCAATTCTTGACTCACCTGTTAATGGCACTCTTAAATTAATACGTTTTTGAATGCGCTCGATTGCTTTTACTGCTTCTATTTTTGCATGCTCTGCTTTATCTTCTGTTACTTCTAAAATAATTTCATCATGTATCCACCCAACTAATTTAATATCATCGCACAAAAACGAACCGCATTCGTCAATCCAGTATTTAGAACATATTGCGCCACCACCTTGTAATAAAGAATTTAGTGATGTGTGCTCTGCTCGTATATGAATTTTACGACCATCTAAACCTTTTATAAAACCATTTGTTTTACCAACTTCTTGTACTCTTTGTATTAATTTTTTTAAAGCAGGTATTTTATTTAAAAATTTTTCTTTTAATTCAAAACCTTCTTGTGTTGGTCTATTCATTACTTCCGCTAATCTTTTGCCACCACCTCCATATAAAAATGTATACATAAATCTTTTAGCAAGCCATCTTTCTTCTTGTTTTAAATCTAGTGCTTGTAAAGTTCTTGTGTGTATATCGCCATTAATAACATCGTTTGCATATTCGCCATCATCGTATGGGTACATATAATGACCAAGCATTCTTAATTCTAATTGCGACATATCAGCACCTACTAATACTTTGCCTTTAGGTGCACAAAATAATTCTCTACATTCTTTGCCAAACTCAATAATAACTGCAGGTACTTGTGCTAAGTTTGGCGATGCATGTGTACATCTACCAGTAACAGCACCATTAGTATTTATTGAACCATAAATTCTATTATTTTTTTCTAATTTTAACCAAGCATTTTTGCCTTCTGCAACTTGACCAATTCTTTTTTGTATCATAAAATATCTAGATAATATTTTTGCTTCTGGCCATTCTAATTCAGCAAGTACTTCATCGTCTACTCTTGCTTTACCATCTGGTGTAAATTTATTTGGTTTCCAGTTACGATGTATTTTTAATCTATATGCAATATGTTCTCTAGAATTAGGATTAAATTCTACTGTTTTTCTTTTTATAAATGGCACACCAGCTTTATATCCCATTTTTTTGTTGTCTCGTTTAGGTATAAATTCTGATGTTTCTTCCCATGATGGAAAGTATTTTTTTATATCTTGTTCTAACTTTTCACGTTCTGCTGATAAATTACTATAAAATTTTTGGGCAGTTATTGTATCAAAACCAATACCATTTGACATCATTTTTACACATTTGTTTTGTACTTTGTGTTCTAGATCTAAAGACTCATCACTATAATTAGTTGACAATATTTTATTATATAATTTATGCGATACTTCAACATCTTGTTTACAATACTCTAACATCTCTGGTGTAAACTCAGTCCAGTCTCCTGGTTTTTCTCCTTTGTAACAACCAAGTCTATGTCCCCAAGACTCTAATGTGTGTCTACCTATTAATTTACCAGGAAAACCTTTGTGCATATTTTTAAAATCTATTTCTTTTATATGCGCCCATATTAGTCGTGTAGCAACAAGTGTATCAAATAGTTCTGCATTTGTTTCTACATTTAAAACTTTTTTAATTACTGGCATATCGAAAGCAACAATATTGTGGCCAATAATTAATTTAGCATCTTTTATTTTTTCAATTGCTTTATCTAAATCAGTTATAAATTCATTTGTGTTTATATCTTTTAAAACAATGCAATGAATTTTAGTTACTTTGTCTAATAAATTATCACATTCTAAATCTAATATATAATGCATGTTAATGTATTCTGTGAAATTTTACAGAAATCCTCTCTATGTTTGGGTTAAAAAAATATAGTGCAGATAGTGTCTCGATCATCTTCAGTGTGCACGTCGATCCTTGCTACACCTCCACTATTTACTGTTTGTAATGCGTCGACAATAAGTTCCATAATATACCTATTATAATAATCCATGTTCAGCAAGCCTACCAGTAGTTGGGTCGTAATTTAATTTACATGCCACACCAGTTTCTCCACTGAAACGATTTTTTAAAATTCTAACAGTCGTTGTTGTAGAATTTTTTTCTGATTGTTGGTTTCGTTCTAAACCAATTACCATATCTGAAAGTTGACCAATACCAGCACTTCCTCTTAATTGTGACAATGTTGTATGACCACCTTCTTCGTGTCCTTTTTCTGTCAATGCTCTCCTTAAATGCGATACTAATATTAAACCAATATTTGTTTCTTCTACTAATGATCTTAAACCTGTCATTACATTGTCAATCGAACGTCTTTCGTCACCACTCTCTAAACCAGAAACAACAATTGAAATATGATCTAATACAATATATTCACATTTTAAACCTTTAGCTAAATATCTAATCTTTGATAATAAATTACCAAATTCTAATGAACCAAAATGATTATAAAATAAAACATTATTACTACTAAATAATTTATCAAAACTTTTTTTAATTTTATTTTTATCTATTTCTTCTGTTGACAAATGCAAAGGCGTATTAATATCTATACTTACTAATCCTTCTGCTGATTTTCTTAAATTTTCTTCTAATGCTATGTAACCAATTTTTTTATTTTGTAATATAAGATGATATGCAAGCTCTCTACAAAATTGACTTTTACCAATACCTGTACCTGCAGTAATAGTTAACAATTCACCTTTTCTTAATCCATGTGTTTTCTTATTGATTGACGCAAACGGATATGGTATCGAGTCTATTTTAGGTTGATTAACAACTGCATCAAATAATTCATATGCGTCAACAATACCATCTGGTCTATATACTTTTGCGTCCCATAAACAATTAAGTAATTCTTTTGTTTTGCCAGCTACAAGCATTTCATTAGCGTCTTTTAAAGGTAGTCTTGCAATTTTAGCTTGTCCTGGTTGAAATAATTCTGCAACAGCTTTTGCAGCTTTTTTGCCAGGTTCATCTTGATCAAAACAAATTATTACTTCTGTAAATCCTTGTAAAAATTCTAATGATTTAGCTACATCTTTTGCAGCAGAGTGTGCGCCATTTTTTAATGATACAACTGGCCATTGATTACCATATACTTGACTAACACTCAAACAATCTAATTCTCCTTCAACTATTGTAATTCGTTTGCCTTTATCTCTAAATAAATTTTCTCCAAATAATCCGACTTGTTTTGCATCACCTAACCATGCAAAAGTTTTATCTTTAAATCTTAATTTAAAATTATTATTACCGTAATCAGCAACATGTACTAATTGACTATTGTAAGTCGCAAACTTATAGTTATACTTTTTGCAAGTATCAAGATTAATCTTACGACTTACAATAGGTCTATATTCAATGTTACTTAAGTCACTGTGCATTACCTCCTCCAATTTTTTTGCGTGCTCGTAATATTCACAACCAAAGCAATAGGCATGTCCATCTGTGTAACGAGCAAGATTGTCTTTACTTCCACAAGATGGGCAAGGTTCATGTTGTAAAAATTCACTTTCCATAATTTAATTTGAACTTGGTCAGATCATATTTTTTATTTGAACCATCTATCGATGCAGCCATTATGTCAGTAATGAGATCGAGGGTTAAATAATGACGCGTGATCTGCCAAGTCATTCCTCTCCTTAGCACAAGTGCTAGCGGCAGGGTTGGTCCCACTTCAAACGCGCCTCTTACCAATTTTAGTTTAGTACTAATGAAGGCATAAAGTTTCTGACAAAACATACTAAACTATCCCCGGCAAAACTTGTTGTTTGTGTTCATCATAATTTTCATTTGCTTTACTCCACAAATAATCAATTAATTGTTGTCCATCTTTAAAATCTAATTTTGTTTTTTCTGGTGTAAATTGGTTGCCAAAAATACAATCAGTTGCTTTTTGCCAATGTTGTTTATAAAGATGTTGTGAACCTGCTGTTAATATTAAATGACCTAATTTTAATTTAATATTGTATTGTGCTTTTAATTGCAACAATACATATAAAGATATTTGTGAAAAATTAAATACATCATAAACCCAACCAAGCCAAGCGTCGCTAGAACGCATTGTAGCATTACAATACAAAATATTTTTTCTAATTATAAATTGTAAAGTTAATGTACACGGAATGTCTTTACTAGGTCTTGGGTTTTCTCTCCATATACTAATTATAGCTTGTCGACTTGACTCGTCATTTGCAAGTGTTTCAATAACATATGGTAATTGATCAACAACTTTTACTCCATAAGAACCAAAATAACGTACGCCATCGTCACTAAATTTATGTATCATTTTAGAATAAGGTGAAATTGTCGCTACACGATTGTCGCCTGACAATATCCAAGCAGCTTCTGCATATCTAAATTTGTGACCAATGTCTCGTTCTTTAATAGATACCATTGGTTCAGTCATTGATACTCTTGTTTGATAACCTAACAATTCTTTTGTTTCCATTTTTCTTGGTGCAAATACTGGTGCAAATTCTAAATCTTTCAGCATTTGTACCCATACACTAGTCGCGCTGGCCATAAATCTCCCTCTTTACAAATTCTTCTGTGTTGTGTTCTGCATAATTGTATAATGTCCAGTAAGGGTACATGTTTTTAAATAAATGATATGCATCATAAACTTTAGAAACATCTTCAAAATCTTCG